GTTGGCGTGGAGCATCACTTGTAGACTATACAACTTGATCATGTTTGATAAACTTTTAATGGCTGCTGCTCAACCGGTGGCAGCCACCGATAGCGATCAATACATCGCAAACACAGAACTGCTGCTTAAAGGAGAAGGCAGCAACGGTCAAACCAACAGCACGTTTGTAGACAGCAGCGCCAGCAACCATTCAATCACGCCTTACGATGATGTCACGCAAGGTAGCTTCAGCCCTTTTTCACCCAAGGGCTGGAGTGGGTATTTTCAAGGTGCCGCTAGTATTGGAAACAGTGATTGTCTGACAACACCTAGTATTACTGATTTTAGTTTTGGAACCGGTGACTTTACTATTGAAGCGTGGGTTTATTGGGAGAACTATAACGACTGGAAATACATAGTTGACACTAGAAATAGTTCTTACACTTCAGGTAGATGGCTTTTCATTGGTGGTTACCAAACTGGTCTCATTCGATTTTATGATTCTACTTTAGATCTTGATACTAGTAGTAATGTTCAAGTTCCTTTACATCAATGGACTCATGTTGCTGTAAGCCGGACTAGTGGTACTTTAAAAATGTATATTAACGGTGTGGCTGGGTATACAAACACTAATCACACTGCTAGTACTAACGCACCTCCGAGTGGAGGAGGTGATATTACAATAGGATCTCGGTATCAAAAAGAAAAGCCGTTTTACGGTTATTTGTCTAATTTAAGAATTGTTAAAGGTACTGGTCTTTATCCAAATGATTTTACACCACCATCAGAACCACTTACCGCTGTTACCAATACTAAACTGTTAACCTTGCAGGACAATCGCTTTGTTGATAACAGTCCTAATAATCTCACGTTAACTACCCATAACGAACCTGCCATCAAACCCACTAGCCCATTCAGTGGTGATCGGACGTACCCGAAGGCGAGTTATTTTAGTGGGAAGTTTGATGGGAGTAATGATCGACTAGATTTATCCGACAGTACTGATTTTCGTTTTGGAAGCGGTGATTTTACAATAGAATGTTGGGTCTATTTAACTGATTATCCGTATTTTAATAACACAGGTAATCAGTATGCGAGTTATGAAAGCGCTCTTGTGGTAAAAGATGAGAGTTATAGAGAATTTATATTTAAATTAGGCGGGACTCAATCATCTTGGACTTACGTAACTTTTACTGGGTTTAGCAGTAATTCCCAATTTGATTACTTGACTAGTTCTTATAATTTCAGTTTACATACTTGGTATCATATTGCTTGTGTTAGAAATGGATCTAGTGTAAAGCATTACGTTAATGGAGTTAATATTGGCAGTAGTAACTCTTGGGCAACAACAATCCAAGGAACCACTGCCAATATTGGAATAGGTGCATATACACCGTATTATGTAAATCAAAATTACGGATCTTTTTTGCCGGGATACATATCCAACCTTCGTATAGTAAAAGGAACCGCACTCTACACCTCCAGCTTTACACCACCCACTGCACCGCTAACACCCGTTACCAACACCAAGCTGTTAACCCTCCAGGATAACTACCTTGTTGACCACAGCTCAAATGGACACAGCATCACCAACAACGGTGGTGTAACGCTTGAGCCGGAGTCACCGTTTAGTAATTCGACGTATCCGTTAAGTGGGCCGTTTTATAGCGGTTATGTTGACGGTAATAACGACACATTTGAAATCACTAACAGCACTGATTTTGATTTTGGTACTGGTGATTTTACGATGGAGTGTTGGTTTAATATTACAACCTTTGGAAACGGAAATCTTTGCCTTTGGGATAACTATAACGGCAATCAAGGTCCAAGGTTTAATTGGTTGGTTAGTGCCACTGGCACTGGAGTAGACTCTACATCCGGCATGACCTTGGGTACATATACTACTTATGGTGCATTTTCTATACAGACCAATGAATGGCACCATGCAGCTTGTGTAAGAGATAGCACTGGGATCAAGTTTTACCTTGACGGTGAATTAAAAGCAAGTTACGCCACTTCTTCAACTGAAGCATATACTCCGACAAATAATAATCCGCGGATTGGTGATTACTCAGACAACTTTACAAGCGGTGCTGGCTATATCTCCAACTTTAGGGTGGTCAAAGGCAAGGCTTTATATACATCTGATTTTACTGTACCAACAGAACCACTTACGGCTATCCCTGGAACTGTTTTGCTGACCCTGCAAGATGCAACAGTGCAGGATAATAGCGCCAGTTCACACAGCATGACCACAAACGGGAACGCAACAATTACCGAGATTGCACCGTTTGGAGCCGCGTTGATTGATCGTGCGGGGAGTATGTATTTTGATGGGAATGGGGATTATTTACAAATACCGTATAGCTCTGAGTTTACTTTTGGAACTGGTGACTTTACTGTTGAGTGTTGGGTTTACAGGGAGCAACCTTCATCTTCTTTATATACTGGCCTTGCCGGTGTTTGGAGCGGTGCTTCTAATACCCCTCAAGCTTGGTATTGGTACATTGACCCATCCAATGGGTTGAGGTTTATTAACAATCATCCAAGTACTGGCGCTGATGATCAGATATTTACCAGCCCTGCAACTGTTGGTTTAAATCAGTGGTATCACATTGCTGTAACAAGAAACGGTAATGTATGGAGAACGTTTGTTAATGGTACACAAGCAGCAATTAACAGTAATTACAGCACTGGAATGGCGGTTGGTTCTAATCCACTTGTGATTGGATACGTCAGTAGTCCTACTGCTAACGACATTGCTTTTAAAGGATATATTTCTAATTTTCGTATTACAAAAGGAACCGCACTCTACACCTCCAACTTCACACCACCTACTGCTCCACTACAACCAATCACCAACACTAAGTTGTTGCTAAGTGGTAACAACGGTGGTGTTGAGGATTCGCTGGGAAAACGTACGTTTAAAACTGACGGCAACGCGCAGATTGACACTACGGTTAAAAAGTTTGGTAGTGGTGCTATTGAGTTTGATGGTAATGGTGACTGGCTTGACAGCTCTGGTTTTGACTTAAGCGGCAAGTATACAATTGAAGGCTGGGTTTATAGACGAGCGCAATCAGGGTATCAAAGAATCTTTATTCAATGCGGTCCTAATTGGGATTGGTCTAGTAATGGCGTTCACGTAAGTTTGTTTTTTAGACCAATTAATAATACACTTGCATATGAAATTGCTTATGGACAAAACTCTTCGCCTTATGCATATGTAATTGAAACTTCTACCGCACCAGCTGTAAATACTTGGCATTATTTTGCTGCTACTTGTGACGGAACAAACACAAGCCTGTTTTTGAATGGGACTCGTGTTGGCACAACTCCAAATATATTACCAGCAAACTGGTTAAACGGTTTACAAACGGAATTTTCTATTGGCAATAACGGTGGTCTTTCAGCAACCAATTCAAACGATCACTTTAACGGTTTTCTTGATGATTTTCGTGTAACCGTTGGTGTCGCACGTTACGACCCAACTCAAACTACTCACACCGTACCTACTAAAACTCACCCAACAGTATAACTATGCTTATCGGTATTATTGAAAACGACGTTGTTACAAAAGTAGCACACTACAAGAATCTTTTCCCAAACACTAGCTTTACCACGAACGGTCCTAGCAATGAGTTCCTTGAAGCTAACAACGCAAAGCGTGTCAGCGTTTATCGCGACTACGACCCTACTACACAGCAACTAGTCCGCACTGCTCCGTATGTAGACGGTGATTGGATCTATACAGTGCGTGTAGAAAATTTGGATACCACGGTAGATACAACTGCTGAAGAACCTGTGATTGTGATTACTACTGAAACGGATCCAGAACCCATTGGTCAATCAGCAACAACTACTACCCTTGAATCACCATGATCACCCTTATTCGACCCATTCTTTTTACGTTTTTGACTTCACGGCAAGTAAAACGTCTTGTTGTTGACCTGCTTCGCAAGCTTGCAGAGTCTACTGACAACACTGTTGATGATAAAGCTGTTGAATTTATTGAAAACGGTTTGTTCCCTAAACCTTAAACTTTGGAAATGATAGAAGCTTCCGTTGCAATAGCGATTGCAGTGGCAACTGGCGTTGGTGCGGTTATTAATCGACACAACCAACGCCTTGTTGACCTTGATACAAGGCTTGATGGTATTGAATTACGTGTTGCGGAAAAATATGTGCAGCGGCAAGAGCTTGCTTCTGCACTTGAAAAGATAGAAGCCCACATGGTTCGCATTGAGTCCAAATTAGATAAACTTACTTTTAATGTCTAACACTAAAAAAGCAACTGAAGACCAGTTTAACGAACTCCATAACCTTGTAACCAACGAATTTCTGCATCGTATTCGTAGCGGAGAAGCCTCTACTGCGGATTTAAAAGCAGCATGTGACTGGTTGGCCAAGAATGACATCAGTGGAGTTGCTGTAGAGGGTACCCATCTCGATAAATTGGCTCAAATCCTCCCAAAAGTAGACCCAGAACTTGTACAACGTAGACTTTATGGCAAGAGCACGAGTTTCTAATCCGGGTAAAAGTGCAAAATACTACGCAAGTAATCCCGAAGCGAGAGCAAAAAAGAATAGTTACCAACGTCAATATAACAAATCCAAAGCGCGGATTAGTTATCGGTCAAAATTGAATAAAGCTCGTCGTGATGCTGGTATCTACGGTAAAGGTGGACCCGATATGTCACATGATTCCAAAGGAAATTTACGAAAACAATCCGTAAAAATTAACCGAGGAAACAATGGCCATGGAAAACGTCCACGTTACAGAAAAGCATGACTCCACTACTCCCAAAACCTGATTACTACCTTTACAACCTTATAGCCATGACACAGCCAGAAGCTAAAAAGATGTGGCGTAAAGCCATCAAAGAACATTTTGATTGTCGTTGTGTTTATTGCGGAGGAAAGTTTGAACATACAGAGTTAACACTTGATCATGTAAAACCTAGATGTAAAGGAGGAGAGTCAATATCGCAGAACCTTGTTCCCGCGTGTTTGCCGTGTAATCAATCCAAGGGAAGTGAAAACTGGAGGGACTGGATGCGTCGTGTATTTGGTCCATATACATATAGAGAGTGGCTCATTCTTGAGCACATAAGTTAAACGACAACCTATCCATTTAAGTATATCGCCGCTCCACATGGGGCGGCTTTTTTTATGCCTCATAACAATGGACATCAATTATTAGGAACAAATTTAGTCGATTCAATTGGTAACCACGAAGTAGTTCGCGGTGCAATTCGCTTTGTAAAAAGAGCGGTTCGAGAAGCACAACTACAAGTGTCATTTAACTTCCCGGAAGTGTATGACACTGCTCGTGATATTAAAAATCGAATAACAGATAGCTGGGAAGAAAACAGAAAAAACCCAGATCCCGTAGTTAAAGCGATTAACGATTTTGGTAATACACCAGTTGGGCGACTTGTTGAAGCTGCCGTTGATCCAGCAGGTGCTGCAGCAACAGTTGTTCAAGAACTTGGTGCTGGGCGTTTAGATCCACGGCTTCTAGCTCTTGTCGGGATGATCGATCTCGACAGAGGCGTACTGCGTTTTAAAAATGTCGATAACGTATCCACTGGCGTATATGCGCGAGGTAGGGGTCGTTTCGGTAGACAAGCAGATGGTCAAGGAAGAAAAGTTGAGCTTGCAGTTGCAGAAAAAAATGTGGAGCAACTGGAAGGACTTAAAAACCGCGATGTAACTGCCTACAACGCAACTAACTACAATGTTTCTCCACAGGGTGGGGACATCGGCTACCAAGCTGAATACGGACGTGCTCACGACGTAAGTGCTGAGTCACACCATATGAGTGATCATAAATTCTTTGGTGATGCAAGTGCTGGGCCGGATAAACCCGAAGTGGATAAAGAGTTCCACAAGTTGGGCGGCATTAAAGGAAACGATGCACTCAACATGGTCTACGCTTGGGGTATTAAAAAATCAAAAGATATCCTGGCGGTGGATCACAACCGAATCCATAACAGGCTTTACCCAAGACTACCAGAACGGCAATTTATTCAAGCCAAAATTGACGATGGTAGTTGGTACAAATTAAAACCAAAAACACGTGCCACTTTACTTAAAAAAGCTTCAGATGAGCACGTTGATATTGTTATGCGTTGGGCTAAATGGAAGCTTGCACTGGCTAACGCTGACCCGACATTTAGGGTTTTAACTCCAAAGATGAAACGTAAGTATATCGAGCAGCAACCAAAGTGGTTTGCAGAACTTGGCAAGGACCAGTTTCCAACTTACGAAGAATTGATGGCTCAACCCAAGGGTTTTAACAACGATGAATTGCGCCATGTTTTTGGCTTAAGTCTCGGTCAGAAACCCTCTAAGTTACGTCGAGATGTTCCACTAAGTGTTTACACAGCACGTAACTAGCTGCTGAGCGGCCCCTAGAAGCCCCTACAAGCCCCCTCCACTACGGCGGGGGTACATATCCCTATGAATGATATTTTAACGGCCCTGCGGGGCGATTTTAAGGTGTTCCTCCAGGCTTTGTGGATGGAACTGAATCTTCCAAGCCCTACTCGTGCACAATATGCCATTGCAGATTATCTACAACATGGTCCGAAACGACTACAAATTCAAGCCTTCCGTGGTGTCGGTAAGTCGTGGATTACTGGCGCGTTTGTACTTTGGACTTTGTTTAATGATCCAGAAAAGAAGATCATGATTATTTCGGCATCGAAAGAACGTGCCGATAACATGAGCATTTTTTTACAGAAACTGCTTATTGAAACCAAATGGTTGAGTCACTTACGACCAAAAAGCGACGAAGCACGCTGGTCACGTATTAGTTTTGATGTCGCTTGTAGCCCGCACCAAGCACCATCCGTAAAGTCCGTAGGCATCACTGGTCAGTTGACTGGTAGTCGTGCCGACTTGATGATTCTTGATGACATCGAAGTTCCCGGTAACTCGATGACAGAGTTTATGCGAGAAAAACTACTACAACTTTGCACGGAAGCAGAATCTATTCTTACACCAAAAGATGATAGCAGGATTTTGTATCTCGGCACTCCTCAGACTACCTTTACAATCTACCGTAAACTTGCCGAGCGGAATTACCGCCCATTCGTGTGGCCAGCACGCTACCCGAGGAATACCTCTAATTACGAAGGACTTATTGCCCCACAACTACAAGAAGACATCGACAACGGTGCCGAGCAGTGGGAAGTAACTGACCCAGATAGATTTGCAGACGATGACCTACTTGAACGAGAGGCGTCGATGGGACGCAGCAACTTCATGCTGCAGTTTATGCTCGACACAAGCCTTAGTGATGCAGAGAAGTTCCCCCTTAAGATGGCAGATCTTATTGTTACTGCTGTTAACCCCACTACTGCACCAGAATCCGTTATTTGGTGCTCCGACCCAAGAAACGTTATTAAAGAGCTACCCACAGTCGGTCTCCCAGGAGATTATTTTTATTCTCCAATGCAACTCCAAGGGGATTGGCAACCTTACACCGAAACAATCTGCAGTGTTGATCCAAGCGGTAGGGGAAGCGACGAAACAGCAGCCTGCTTTATCTCACAACTTAATGGGTACCTCTACGTGCATGAAATGCGTGCATACCGAGATGGGTACAGCGACAATACTTTGCTAGATATTCTTAGGGGTTGTAAAAAGTATGGTGTAACAAAGATAGTAATTGAAAGTAATTTTGGTGATGGTATTGTTTGTGAACTTTTTAGAAAGCATCTACAACAAACCAAGCAATCAATAGACATAGAGGAGACAAGAGCCACAGTTCGGAAGGAAGACCGTATTATCGACACACTAGAACCAGTGATGAATCAACACCGGTTAGTAGTTAATAAAAGTCTTGTAGAGTGGGACTACAATTCCAACAAAGACGAGGCACCAGAAAAGAGATTGTTGTATATGCTCTTTTATCAGATGTCACGGATGTGTCGTGAAAAAGGTGCCGTTAAACACGACGACAGATTGGATTGCCTTGCTCAAGGTGTCAAGTATTTTACCGAATCACTAGCAATTAGTGCACAAGAAGCTATTATTGAAAGACGCAGAGAAGAGTGGAATGATATGCTTGAAAGTTGGCTTGATGACCCCCAATCTGCGGTTAATCATATGGTTTTAGGTTTTGATTTAGAGCATAGAAAAAAAGCACGTGTTGAAAATGGTCAAAACGTAGTCCACCACTGGGTTTAGGCGGTAACCCCAGCCTTATACAGGGGAGGGGGAGCTGGGGTGGACTTCTCTTCCTCTGTTTTACAACTATATGAATCAAGATAAAGTCAGAAACATAAACGACCACAAACTACTACTTCTGATTACTATTACTACTCTTTATTCCTATACTACTATTATACACCGCAGTTAATAGTAGTTATTAATATATACACCTACCACCCGTCTCTACCTCTATTTATGCTTAGCGATCACACTGTTTCCTACGTTCATCATACCAACGGTGGCGATGAATTAGTTGCCTACATGGCACGAGTATCTAATCCAAGTAACCAAGCAAACACTAAGACTAGTGCTAAACTTATTAAATACCTGATTGATCATAACCATTGGAGTCCATTTGAAATGGTAAGTATGTGTGTCGAGATTAATACGACACGAAGCGTTGCCGCCCAGATACTCCGCCATAGAAGTTTTAGTTTCCAAGAGTTTTCCCAGCGGTATTCCGAAGTGGACCTGCTCGGTAGTCCGTACCAACCAGAATTTAGGTTGCAGGATGTACGGAATCGCCAAAATAGTATCGACGGTACCATTGCAGGGGAGTCGTGGTATCGAAAGGAGATAGACGACCACTACAAAACTGCAGTTGCTATCTACAACCGCCTGCTATCCAAGGGGGTCGCCAAGGAGGTGGCACGTGATGTACTGCCACTGGCAAGCCCCACACGGCTGTATATGCATGGTACGTTACGTTCATGGATCCATTACGTCCAGTTACGCTGTGGTAACGGTACCCAACGTGAACACCAGCACATTGCTGAGCAAGTGTCGGATCTTATTTCCCAGTATTTTCCCGAAATTGCTGCCGCAGTGCTCTGAAAAAAAATGGCAGAAATTTGGGAGGCCCAATAGCGCATGTGGCTGGCAATTTTTTACCCCCCGGCCCCCCTACTTTGCCGCTACGGACGCACGCTAGATACACAATCTAGCAGTGGTGTCTAGTTTTTATTAGTAATTGCTGGTAAATTGTAAATAAATACTGATGTTATGTAAATATTAAACAAAAGAGATCTGTCAAGAATAACACAGCACTGTATAATTATAATCACTATCACGCCCATGCGGTAAGACACTCTAGACCACGGATGAGTAAGCATCACCGAGAGTCGCTCGTCAGTGACTCGCTTGTGCCAGCTGTAGCAGTGGCACTAACACCTATCCACTGCGGTAGGATGGTGCTACATTAGGTACACCGCTGGGGAGACCAGTGATGCCAAGCCCAGAGCCACTTCGGCAACCGACCACTTGACCACTCGTCTCCACTGCGGTATATTAACAGAGTCAACCAACCAGCGCCTCTATGAACAACAAACTCATGATCGAAATGCTCCGTCGCGGTAAGACCGGCAACGAGATCATGTGCATTCTTGATGCAATCAGTGGGGATGCACTTACTCCAGCTGCTCGTGAGCTTGTGCTTCAGTCCCAGAATTATCAAGAGATCAATCCAGAAGATTTCTGATTCCTTTTCAACAACCACTCCACTACGGTATATCTATTGAGCGTCACTTGTTTTCCGTTGTACTTTGTGCAATCAAGCGTCAAATGTAACGGCAAACCCACGTGGTCACGTTGCACCTCACAGACATCTTTTGATCTTGCACTAAAGAATCTCGCATGGTATCGACATAACTTTCCACGGCGTACGTTTCGTATTCAATCCACCATTCCCGAGGCAATCACCAATGCTTGACACCAAAGAAACAAACAAACTCTTTGATTACTTTGGAGAGTACTACGATGGCAATGGATACGTGAGCGAGCTCATAAATATTTGCGATGACAACGGTTATGTACATGAAAGCATCACGCGTAAACTATTCAATGATCACGACTGTTGCGTGAAAGAATACATTGAGGCTGGTAATCCCGCGAACAATGTATTAACTATTCTTGAGTGGCTGGGGTATTGATCATGCGTTTTTCAACCAATTACTACATCAACCAACATGCACGTGACACACTAATCATGTGGTACATCGATTGCATGGATGATCAACAGCAATCGGTTGATGAAATTAACGAAGCCGAGAAATACCTGCATAGTCTTAACAACTATCAACTAATCGAAGAGTGTACTAATTACATGCCCAATTGCATTGAGGATTTAAAGCGCAGCCTTGATGATTACAATTCATACAGCACTGATTTAGACAAATACCGTGCAATGGAATCTCCAATGCTCCCACAGTTTGCATAATACAGTACTGTTTGATTTTAATTAAACAGCACTGATATATTCTAATCACACAGCAGTGTGTGATTTTTTATTCAATTCACTATCACACGCACTTCTCATGGCCGCAGCACAAACCACCACCGCTCCTCATCCCCTCGACAACATCGACACCGACTTCATCAGCTGCATCGAATATCGGATCCCCCAAGCAGAAAAGTGGACAGATGATGAGATGTACGACTTTATCAGTGATCTTGATGACATCGGGATCACCACCGAGCAAGAGTTTAACGACCGCTTCTACGGCGCAATGGATTACTCACACAACATAGAGGCAGAGTTTGCAGAAGAGTTTATCGACAGCGTGCACAACATCAATTCCGATGCAATGCAAGCTGTTTATCACGCCATTGATTGGCAGCGAGTGTGGGATCACAGCCTCTGTTATGACTTTGATTACATCACCCAAGGTGGATACGGGGGCGACATTTACTTCTTCAACAACCACTGATTATCAACAATGGAGCACACACCCGAATCACTTGCAAGATACATTGTAGACGGCATGTCAATTGATGATCTCTGCAATTACGTTATTAACGACATGGAGGAATGGCTCGGTGATATGGACGAGCGTGAATTCAATGAACAACTTGCATCCTATTTTGATGACTGAAACCCAAATCATCACCAGCATTATCGGTGGTGTTGGTCTTCTTATCACCCTTTGTGTTCTTATCAATGCCTTCAAATTCCAAGGATCTTGAGCAACAAAAGGTTTTGTTGATCGCGAAACCTTGATCCATGATCCACAAAACTCTTTGTTGTTCACCCGTGATCCACAAATTCAAAGGGCCAACGTAACGGTCCTTTTTTATTGCCAATGACTACAACTAATCACAATCACGGAGGTGCATTGAACTTGTATCGAGTTCGTCTTTCTAATTCCAGGTCCAAGTATATCTTGGCACTCAACGATGAAGAAGCTGCATTCAATGCACTTCAGTTGTCCAAGGATTTGAATACCGAACTCCTCGATGTTATTAAAGTAAATGGCTAAACATAAAGAATATTACGACAATAACTGGCAACAATACAAGGACGCACCCGATGATTTCTTTGTACCACACACCTTTGAAGAGGTAATGACATGGAAGGTTGCGGGTTGGGAACTCCCAAGCAGTGTTTGCTGCATCATCCGCGTAACCGACATTCCTACCAAGAAAACCAAAGAGTTTGTTTATCGCAAATCAAGTGCTGCAACCAAGAAAGTGCAGCAGCTACTCAACACCCCGGATATTGAGTTTTCCGTAGCGGATCACGACTCCATCCATCACTTGTTCCCCGAAGATCTTTTATTTGATGACCGAGAAGACGCTCCAGATTTTGACGACCCGCTTGCGTGACGAAATTATGCATCATCCGCATCGTGAAGAGCTTTTACATCTGATGCTGGATCAATTGTGCGACGATACACTTGTATCCCCTTTTCAGCCCGTGCAGTTGTGATCAACATTTCCATTGACCGTCCCGGGTTTTGGGAGTTCTGGCAAAATCCTTCTGGAACTTCTATCCACTTGGGTATCTTTCTGATAGAATTGGATTGTTCGCTACTTGCATCCAATGGACCCGCTGAGGCGGCAGGTAACCAACGACAATGCCCTGCGGCTACTCAAGGTAATCAACTTGCTGCGCCTGTTAGATAGAGAGATTCCGGGGCAAGTTATTGCCTCCTATCTCTACGTTGCTTCTCACAATCACTGCCACAAGCAAGCACTTGAAGAGGATCTTGACTTCACCACAGCCAGCTCATCACGTAACACCGACTGGCTCAGTGATCATCATCGCCTCAACAAACCAGGGCTTGGGCTGATTAAGAAGGAGCAGGACCCAAACAACAGGCGACGCCAACAGCTAACCCTTACGACAAGGGGCGAACAACTTCTCAAACAGATTGAGGATCTCCTCTATGGACATCAAGACCTGGGGCCAGGCGCTTGATTACACATTCAACACTCGTCATTCTTGGAGGCACGGTAATGGAGCAGCAACTGCTCGCATCAACACAAACCACTTTACCCAAGCTGTTGGATTATCTTTCAACGTGCGAAAAATTGATCAACCTTTGCTCGCCAGAGTTTCAATCGAACTTGAGGACGCAGGTAAAAGTGATGCAACAATCAACCGAATCATTTCTGCAGTCAGTACGGTTCTTAACCACTGCGCCTTTGACGGATTAATTCCACCACCACCGAAGTTCCGGCGCCGCCAAGAAAATGAACACAGGATCAACTTCTACACTAAGGAAGAAGTGCAGCAATTGGTAACAGCTGCAGTTGATCCGTTCATGCGCACGGACGCAGCAGAAATCATTGATGTCGCCGCCTATACGGGTATGCGCCAGGGTGAACTGCTCAAACTGCGTGCATGTGACATCGACCTCGCACGCATGGAGATCCACGTTGGTGGTGTCGAGGGTCAGACAACCAAAGCTAAAAACTGGAGGAAGATCCCCATTCACAATCACATCAAACCCATGCTTATTCGTCGTTGTGAGTTAGTGAGTCCCAACGTCCGCATCTTTGGTGACGAATGGAACGACAAGGACCAGCTCTATCGTTGCTTTAAAAAAATTAATAAATACATCGGCAAGGGTGAAGAGTATGTCTTCCACACCCTGCGGCATTCATTTGCCACCTGGGCAGTTGATGCTGAGGTCCCTATGCGCCAGCTGATGGTCCTTATGGGGCACAAGCGGATCGAGACCACCCTGCGGTATGCAAAGGTCTCCAATCCAGCCCTGCAGGCGGCTATTGACGCGATCTAGGATCGTCTAGTGGCACCCGAGTGCTACACTCTTTGGACGCCAGCGGTCCGGTTCTCACCGGGTCCAATCGCTGGAATCCCCACGCGGATGTGGCGGAATCGGTAGACGCGCTAGTTTCAGGTTCCAAAGAGTTTTGTACCACGCA